TAAACCTGTTAGAATTAACAAGGGAATAATCGAGTGGGATGAATCAACAACAAAACGTTTTTTGTCTGAAGCTGGTGAAGCTAGTGCTGCAATCCAACGAATTGGGTTTCGTGGTGATTGGTTTGGAGTAATTTATACAGAAGCAAATGGCCAAAAGACTGTCGGTGCGTTTCCTAGCAGAGAAGCAGCTAATCGTGCAAGAAGAGAATTTGAATCTAGTGGCAGGATGTTTAGAGGAAATCCTAGTTCTGCACCTGATAATGTTAAGACTTGGGTTACTACACAACAACAAAAGATTAGACTAGCAGGAATAAAAGCTCAAAGGGCAGCTAGAGTTAAACAATTTTTAGAAGGTCCTAAAGCTAGTAGAGCATTAAGAATACTAAGACCAATACTTGTTGTATTAGGTGCTTGGAATATAGTAGGCGAGTATTTTGAAGACATATACCTACTAGTTGGTGAAATAATAGAAGCTACATCATCAGGCGATCTTCAAGAAGCACAGAGTAAACAAACAGTTCTTGCAAATTATTTAGAACATGAAACTGGAAGAGTGTTTTTTAGAGTTATGGTATTGTTTGTTGGAGCATTACTTGTAGCAAGAACAGCAAGAGCTATTGTAAGCAAACTAATGTGGGCAATGCGTATAGGCAGTCTTGCAACTGGTCCTGGTGCAATAGTTGCCTGGACACTAACTTTTATTATTGAAGGCGGCATGTGGGCTATGTTAAGCACACAATGGGGCCAAGAAAAAATAAGAACTGCATTTTTATGGATAATGGAAAATGTATGGCCTTCAGCAGCTGGCCTTTTTGTTGAAGAAGCAGCAAATGATCAAGAAGCTGAGCCAACTATGGCAGACAGGCTGAGAACAGATACTGAAAAAACTGTTGGTGATGTAATTGAAGGATTTGGCAATATAGACCAATCAGAGTTGCAAGATATGAAAGATGATGTTGAATCTTGGGCAGCTCAACAAGGCGATCCAGCAGACACTGATAGATCTAATCCTTCAACAACTCCTGCTGATAGAGTAACTCCTGGCAGAACTGTAGCACCTGTAGTTCCTGGCAATGTACAGCAAAATTTAAATTCTTTAGAATGGTAAATTAAACCAACGGCATTCCGGACTTTTGAGTTGTTTCCCAGTTATTTTTAATTATTTTAATAAAGATTTCTCTGTCACCGGTATCAATATTAAACATTAGATCGTCCCACCCGACGCCACCTCTCATATTCCACAATATTCTGTACAAATCGTCTTTTAATTGTTTCTGAGAAGTTTCATATGTTTCGATATGCTTTTTAATTTCAGAATCTGAGGCCTGAACTATCAGTCGGCGAAAAAAGACGAGTCGTCCATTGTAAGAGCACTAACATACGATTCGTTACACGCAGCACATGTTAGATTTAATCTAGGCAAGTCCCATTCTTGTGTGTTTTCTTTAATAACAGTTTGTATACCATTAAAAAATTTTCTGTCATTTTCAAGAATAAATTTAGTAATTACATTGTGATCTGTAATTTCTACTTCACCATCTTTTATTTTATACACTTGGTATAGTATTGTTTTTTGATTTATTGTTTGAATAATATTGTAAATGTTTTTTGCATATTCATTTTTTTCTTCTTCAGACAATTTATCTGCTGATACTGCCTGCATCATTGTTCTATTTGCTTTGAACAATTCTAACTGTACTTCATTCCATTGATTATAAGTAAGAGGTTTTAGAAAAAATTTAAGATCTTCAATAGTACATGTATCTTTATAAACTTTTTTATGATAATTATCTAAGTGTTCACTTAGATCAATTTCGTGTTTGTTTTCTTCTTTACAATGACCGCATGCAGTTAGTTTATCATATGTTGAACCAAAAGTAGCTTGTCTTATTGCAATTAAAAAATATTCTATATCAATTTGTGATAGTTCTCCTGCATCTTTAATCCTTGGCATGCACGACTCTATTAATTTTTTAACTGCTTCTCCATTGAGTAATGCCTCCGGAGCTTTCATTGCTATCTCGTCTGCACCAGTCATTGAGTAAACAGGGATATCTTTGAAAGACTCACCGGAAACAACACTAGAATCAATGTATCTAAACTCAGATGGAGCATCAACAAAAATCTTTGGTTGACGCTTATACTTTGTGAGTAAGTTTTCCATGGTCTCTCCTTTTAAGGTAAATAACTATACTAACTGATATTTATATCGGTATTTTTGTCAAAAGGTTAAACATGAGTGACGCAGATCGCATTGCCGCATTAGAAGAAGAAATAGAACGCCTCCGTACGTCAACTCGAGGTGCGGCCGGCAGTACTAGTCAGTGGACAGCAGCTCTTGGTGATGCCACTAGTGGCATTGGTAAATTTGGATTAGCTGCACTTTCAGGTGAAACAAGATTAACTGCTTACGTTGATGCCTTTACTCCATTAATGAGGCGAATTCCAATAGTCGGTGACGCACTTGGAGGAATGTCTAAGGCTATTGCCGGTTATATAGACGAAAGTACAGCATCATATCAAGGTTTAACTAGATCTGGTATACTTCTAAGTGGAGGTTTGACTGAAGTAGGTCAGGTTGCAGCAAGATCAGGCATGTTGGTTGGTGATTTTGCTAAATTAGTTGAAAAAAATCGAGACATATTAGGTGCTATGGGTGGCACAGGTGCAGACGCTACTAGAATGTTTGCCCACATGTCGAATAGTTTTAGAAACGACACAAGAGGTTTTTCACAAGGTTTAAGACGAATTGGTTACAGCACCGAAGAAATAAATGAAACTATTATGGGCTTCGCTGCTATTAATAGAACATCGTTCTTGCAAACTATGGGTAACGATGTTGCTAGAAATAAAGCAACACAAGAATATGCGTTAGAGCTAGATAGATTAAGCCAGTTAACTGGCATGCAGAGAAAAGAACTGCAAAAAGAAATGGATGCTAAACGTCGAGAAGGAAGAATTCAAGCATTTTTAAGAACAGAAACTGGTGCGTTAACAGATCAAATTAGTAATTCTATTACCCAAATTGGTGCAATGGATAAAAATGCTGCAACACTACTTGAAGACATTCTAGTACAAGGAAATGTAACAAGAGAAAGTGCAGGGGCAGCAGCGTTCTACGGACAAGAAGTAATTGCAGCAGCACAAAACATGCGAGCTGCAATGCAAGCACAAGATCCAGAAGCTTATGCACAAGCACAGCGTGAATATATCGCTGCAATGACTAGAGCTCAAAACGACGAAAACAGAATAAGAATTGGTAGAATACGTTCTGATAGTGACTATATTAGAGGCATGCAAGATAGCTTAGGAAACTTTACTAATTTTAATGATAGGTTAATAGCTATTAGACAAGAATTAGCAAACGCTGACCCAAGTAAAGAATTAGCAGACATTTCTTTTGACGATGCACTAGCAGAATTAAACCGTAGAATAGAAGCAGGACAAGAAACATTAGGTGGCGGCGGTGGCCCACCTCCTCCAAGCACTGACGGATTAACAGCAGCAATGGCATCAGCACAAGATGCTATCACTAACGTTTCGGGTGCGTTAAGAGAAAACATGATAAATGTTTTGAAAAACGAAGTAGATAGCGGTCTAAGAGGATTTGCTACTACATTAGACGGGATCAATAGTGCAGGTGTAACAGGCGTAAATGCTGTAGGCACAGGATTAGTTACTGGTGGTAACAGTGTAAATCAACCAACTACTTTAGGAGCAGCAACTCCGGAAGGAACAGCAGCAGCAGGTGCAGCAGCAGGAATAACCCAAGAAGCTGAAACTAATCGAATTCCTCCTGAACTACACTCTGCGTTTACAGAATTAAACAATGTACTACAAGGATTATTAGATAATACTAACCCTCAAGGCAACTTCTTAGGTGGTACAGCATTGGGCGGCATGTTAAATATGGTTGGTGAGAGAGGACCTGAGTTTATCACACCAAATGCTAACAGTTTAGTAGTTTCTATGAAACAAATGGCTGACAAAATGCGTCCACAAATGGAAGCTATGGCCAATCAAATGCGTCCACAAATGGAAGCTATGGCCAATCAAATGCGTCCACAAATGGAAAGTATGGCCAATCAAATGGCTCCGCAGATGCAAAACATGGCTAATCAGATTGGTCCACAAATGGAACAATTTACAGGTGAATTAAACAGAAAATTTGATAGATTAATTGAAGCATATAGAGAAAATACTCGTGCAGTCAATAAAGCAGGAAGGAATACCTACAGAGTATAAGTAATAGTATGAGCTGGAAAAAATATTTTACACCTGTACCTACAGGAAATAGTGAAGGAACATACAGTCCACTAGGCAATGGCAATGCTAGTAGACCTGGTCCTGCACGAACTAATTATTCAAGTTATTTGCCAGATGTTTACACAGGTTCACCTAATCGTGTAGAACGTTATGGCCAATACGAAACTATGGACAGCGACAGTGAAGTTAATGCTGCTCTAGATATCCTTGCAGAGTTCTGCACACAAAGAAATACAACTAACAATACACCTTTTAAATTAGAATTTAAAGAAAAAGCAACTAATTCTGAAGTTAGAATACTTAAACAGTATCTACAACAGTGGTCAAAACTACAAAAATTTGACACTCGCATTTTCCGTATACTACGCAACACATTTAAATATGGTGATGCGTTTTTTATTAGAGATCCAGAAACTAAAAAATGGTTTTATGTTGATCCTGCAAAAGTTACAAAAATTATTGTTAATGAAAGCGAAGGCAAAAAGCCTGAGCAATATGTAATCAAAGACCTAAACATTAATTTTCAAGATCTTGTTGCAACCACATTGAATACAGATCCAGGTGGCGTTACCAGCTCAGGTCATCAGGGTTATTTCCAAGGTGGTGCAAGAGGTATGGTAGGCACTCCACCAAACAGTGCAACTAGCAGCTCACGTTTTGAAACTACGCAACAAGAAGTTGCAGTAGATGCAGAACACGTTGTACATTTGAGTTTGAGTGAAGGACTAGACAACAATTATCCTTTTGGAAACAGTCTACTTGAAAGCATCTTCAAAGTTTATAAACAAAAAGAACTTTTAGAAGATGCTATTATTATATATCGTGTACAAAGAGCACCTGAAAGACGTGTGTTCTACGTAGACGTTGGCAACATGCCAAGTCACTTGGCAATGAGTTTTGTGGAAAGAGTAAAGAATGAAATCCATCAGAGAAGGATACCTTCACAGACTGGTGGTGGACAGAATGTAATTGACAGTGCATACAATCCTCTTTCAATAAACGAAGACTACTTCTTTCCACAAACAGCTGAAGGTAGAGGATCAAAAGTTGAAACGCTGCCAGGCGGTACTAACCTAGGTGAAATTGACGACCTCAAATATTTCACAAACAAACTAGTACGCGGTCTCCGTATACCTTCCAGCTACTTACCAACAGCAGCAGATGACGGCCAAAGTCAGTTTAATGACGGTCGTGTTGGTACTGCTTACATACAAGAACTACGTTTTAATGCCTATTGTGAACGCCTACAGCGTTTGGTAACAGATAGATTTGATCAAGAATTTAAACTGTACATACTACAAAAAGGTGTAAACGTAGACACTAGTGTTTTTGAACTATCATTCCAACCACCTAAAAACTTTGCAAGTTACAGACAAGCAGAACTTGACAACAGTCGTATAGGTACATTTACACAAGTACAACAGATTCCTTATATGAGTCAACGTTTTGCACTACAACGTTTCTTAGGACTAAGTGACGAAGAGATTGCAGAAAACGAAAGACTATGGCGTGAAGAAAATGATGAAAATCTAAAACTTCCAACTGATGCAAGCGGAGAACTACGCAGTGCAGGAATTAGCATGGGCGGTATTAGTTCAGACATAGGCGGTTTAGAAACCGCAGCACCAGAAGCACCAGCAGCACCTGAAGGTGGAGCAGAAGCAGGTGGAGCAGAGCCAGGTGGTGCACCAGCACCAGCACCGGGCGGAGCACCGGGCGGCGGCGGACTATAAGGATAAATAGTTTTATGATACTAAGAGAACTCTTTTACTTTGATAAAGATACACTGGAAATGAGCCAGGATGGCCGTTACAATCCTGACATGGATTCCGATGTGGTCAAAGTTAGCGACACTCGCAAAACAAGACTAACACTTGAGCAACTTAATCAACTAAGAGTTGCAAGCGACTTGCATGAGCAAGAAAAAGAAGAAGAGCTTGAGTTCATTAGACAAATGTATGGTGTACCTGCTCAACCAGGTATGTAATGCATTGCTTCGTCCTTGGCAACGGAAAATCAAGAAAAAACTTTAATATACAGCAATACAAGCAGTATGGTACTGTTTATGGCTGTAATGCCATTTATAGAGATGAAACTGTAGATTATCTAGTAGCAGTTGATCCACCTATGGTTCAAGAGATAATAGACAATAAGGCTCATCTTTCTACTAAATTTTACACTAGAGAACACAACAGATTTAGAAATATTGAAGGTGTAAACTTTATGCCAGAGCATTTAGGTTGGAGTAGCGGCCCAACAGCACTTTGGCTTGCTACATATAATAAAGCAACTACAGTTTTCATATCAGGTTTTGATTTTGAAAGCAATGACGATAAGCTCAATAATATATACGGTGGAACAAAAAACTACAAACCAGCAGAAAGTCCAGCAACTTATTTTGGCAACTGGATACGGCAATTACAGTTGATTATTAGGGATAATCCGAATACTTATTATTATAGAATAATTACAGATGAGTACCGTTTTACACCTAAAGATTTACTGAGATATCCTAATTTTTCTAATATTACATATGAAAAAATGGATGAAAAACTCAAAATGGCTCGTTTTGAGCCTATTTCTTAGTAGTTTATTGTATAATTTGTAAATACTTATTGACAGCCTTGTAAATTAAAAAAAGGAGAACACAATGACTGATCGTAGCAAATTTGAAAAGATGCTTGAGCTCCTAATCAATGAAGAGCGTGAAGCAGCAGAAGAACTATTCCACGAAATCGTAGTGGAAAAATCAAGAGATATTTATGAAGGTCTACTAGAAAGTGATCTAGAAGACGAAGACATCGAAGAAGCAACTGACGAAACTGATGAAGAAGTTGAAGAGTCTGAAAAAGACGACGACGAAGCAGTTGAAGAAGCTTCTGATGAAGATGAAGATTCAGAGTTGGACGAAATGGGAGATCCAGCTGATGATATGATCGACGACGTGGCCGCAATGGGCGACGAAGGCGATGATGAAGAGGCAGACATGGACGACATGGGCGGCGACGAAGGCGAAGAAGCTGGAGAAGGCGAACTTGAAGATCGTGTTGAAGACCTCGAAGATGCCCTAAGCGAACTTGAAAAAGAGTTCCAAGACATGTTAGCAAGTGCAGGTGGTGAAGAGCCAGCAGCAGACGATATGGGCGACATGGACATGGGCGGCGAAGCTGAAGATGATATGGAAGCCGATGAAGGTTTCGAGTTTGAATCAGCGGATAAAGATGGCGAAAAGCTAGACGAATATACTATTAAAGTAGCAGATG